ATTCCAATATTTTATTTTCTATAAAATATTAGATGAACCCATAAATTACATAAAAAAGTAATTTATGCCACATTCCAATATTTTATTTTCTATAAAATATTAGATGAACACAAATTTATCAATTAGTAAACCAAATACCATTAAAGATAACCCTAATTTCATAAAATCTTTCATAAATAATCAAGGCTTTAATTACGATACCAGTTGTTTAGATCTTTTATTCAAAAATATTCAAAATATCGACAACTACATTAAAAAAATCGGAGACTTTAACTTCCTTGTTTCTTCCAATCCTATCTATAACCCTCCCCAAAATGTTGTTGTCACCAACTGGGATCAATACTGTCCTGATCGATGGACACAAATAAACAATGGATGCCAAGCACCTCCTGACTACACTGGTCCTTGCAATTCCGGCTTAACTGTTGCTCAATGTCCTCCATCCAGTTGGGCATATGTAGGATGGAATGGTCCTTATAATGCCACTAATTTACCAGGTGGTCAATCAGGACAAATTTGTACAGCAGGTTGGTCAACAAGTATGAGTCAGGAATTGGCGCAATCTGATTGTGAAAGCAATGGAGGAACTTGGATAGATTGGGATTTTGGCGATCATCCATACACATGTCTAAACCCGAATACATCAACATCTCCTTTATCTTATTTTAATGGCTACACATCCGGAGATAAACTTGCATGGAGTCAATCTTGCGATGCAAATTGGCCAAATAAAACAATTCAAACACCTGGATTTTATACCTGTCAAACTGGCGCTAGTCTTCAAGATGATATCAAAAATGGAATCGTCGTCAACGTCGGAAATGTCCAAAATTACGATTTGCAACAATCTTTAAAATTAATTTTCACAAGTAATTTAGGTATTTTTCCTAATTTTTTTGCAATCGATACCGATGGCGCAGTTTATGTCTCAAAAGGTATAGATGCATCCGTTTTTACTTCCAAGGGAACTTTTGAACCGAAATGTCCAAATAATATGAAGATGACTGTATATAGAATTGATGAAGAATTATTGATAATAATGAATAAATGCATTTTGGTAAATAAGAGTATAAATGCGGGAAATAATTTGAAAAATGATTTAGAACAAAAGGCGAATAATATTATAAAAAATTCCTTACAGAAAGTAATGACAACTGAACCTTTTGATGATTATAAAAAAGGAGTTTACGTCAACACTACCGACTCCATCCAAAACAATCTCAACCAAATCGTCAAAAATCTTGCATCTAATTACAACCTTAAAGCTGAAATCTACAATGCCCAAAGTGAAACTATTAATAAACATCAAGAATTAGTTGAAGGAACTAATCAGAAATTAAATAATCAGTTGAATGAATTGAAAGATGTGGAGGATGAGATTGCATTAAAGGCGAGGATGATAGAGTTAAATGAGGAGCAGATGAAGAAGGAAAATGCTACCAAAAGAGTTCTAATTGGATTTTTTATCTTCTTGCCTTTTTTGGTTATTCCAATTTTATTATATAGTTTTGGAGGATCTCCTTATTTGGCGGGAGGAATTGCATTTTTAATGTTGATTGGATATATAATTTATGCAATTATTGTGATAAATAAGGCGGAGGTGAAGCAATTTATGAAGCCGGTAGTGAAGCAGGCGACGAAATATGAGAGGGCGATGCAGAAGTATTATGAGAAAGAGAAGAATGAATTGGGTAAAGAATTATCTGAATTTGTATATGGTGAATGTAAGTGTCCTTCTGAAGAAGAGGAGGAAAGTCCAACGCCAAATTATCCAAAAGGAAAGTATGTGATGAAGGCGAATGGACCATTTTATTATTATGATGGATCGGCTCCTCCGCAGCAGATTTATCCAACACCTCAGGGAAGTTTGGATTTTGTTGTTGGAAGGCATATAATGAGTTTTCCGAAGGAGATATCGCAGAATTTGGACAAGGTGAAGAATCCAGTGGAAAAACAATTCTTTCAATTATGGTTAGAAATGCTCGCCAAAAAAGGAATAAGCGTAAATGATCCCAGATTTATAAAGAATTTGGATATTATTGATTTACAAAATGTTAATAATGATGTTCCTCCTTATTGGAAACATATTAAATTACCGATGGTATCAGAATTGGATACAAATGTAAATATAGTTTGTCAAAGGTTTGATGATATAAGGACGAAGACGGGATCAGATGCTGCAACATTTTTGACGAATACATGGAATTTTTATTTGGGTGAAGAAATACCAGAGAATGTATATCAGAAATGGCTGAAGAAAATTAATAAAGTAATATCGCAGAGAGGTGATGTTAAAAATGTTTATAGTGAATTTACGAAGTACGTGATGAATACAGAGAAATTCAAGAAGAAATCGATGGATAAATTTTTGAATGAGAAGTTGCATCAGTTTGTGAAATTATTTAATGAGAATATTAGATTGGCGGAGCCAACCGCAACACAAATGAGATATTTTGGATAAAAATAATTTATTAATAAATATTAGTGATGTCAAAATTTTATATAGGAACAATTGATTCAGTTAATTTAGAAAAAAAAGGTTTTAGTCGCGTCGGCAAATCCATCTCTCTTATGCGATGCATGAATACCGCCCGTAGCGAAGGAAAAAAATTTGTTGCCATACAACCCGATAATCCCTCCAACAATTCTCCCACCAATATGATCGGAACCTGTTATGTTGGAGATCGATATGATCCTATTGACGATCAAGGATCAGCGAATGCTGGATTTGAGGTTTATCCTGTGAGTGATGTGAATTGCAATAGTAATATGGATTGTATAAAGAAGAATACACAGACTGTTTTGATAAATGAGATGACGAGATTACGTCAGGATATGAAGAAGAGGAAGAGAGATTTGGAGGATGTTAAGGCAAAGATGTTGTCGATTAATAATAATATAAGTTTAAGTGATGCTAGGACGCAGCAATCGATGCAGAGTTCGAGGGAAAGATTGGCAAAACAGAGTGCACATTTGCAGGAAATATTGACATCGCATAATAAGCAGTTGATGGCATTGATTATGACGAGTACGAATGCGAATGAGCAGTTGGCGGATAAGAATCGGTTGTTGGCGAATATAAATTCCAATATAGAGAGGACTTATGATCGATTGGGGGATGTGAATGATAGGATAAATACGGCAACGCAGAATATTTATAAGAATAATATGGAATTGGAGAGGAAGGAACAGATTACAAAGACATTGAAATCTATTATGGTTGTGATGCTATTATTATTTTTAGTGATGGTTGTATTTTACGGGGTTGGGATGGCAAGAGATAGTTTCCCCGATTTTGGAAATAAATTAAGTAATGCCTTTAATAAATATGGAATGCCAGAAAATCCATTCATCTAATTATTCTTCATTTTCTTCATTATCTTGTTGGTTTTTAATAAATCCAATAATATAATCTCCACTTACCCACTTCTTACCATATCTTTTTTCAAAATACTTTTTCATTTCTCTCTTTAATGGATGTCTTGTACAATTATATGTGGTTTTGAACCATTCCTTAAACTCATTATGAATCGATTGCAGCGACAATTTATCATTCTTATTATCGGTTTTTGTTAAAGTCATATTAATAAAATCAACATATGTATCCATATCTTTTTGGTATTCTTCAGTAAATTTCAAAACATCTTCGGGGACGAAGAGACCACCGGATGCTTTATAGGAGGTGAAGTAGTTGTGGACGAGAAGTGACATGAAGGTTTCACCCCATTTTGGGATTTTTTCACCCAAATATTTATCTATGGGAAATTCATTTTCATTTTTGGGATTTTCTTTAAAACAACTTGTGAATTCAAGTACTTTCACACGACGCCAAGTACCATTATCTTCCGCCGGTACTTTTGGCATATCATTGCAGAAGAGAATAACCTTGAATTGTGGTTTGAACTCAATAAAATTGGAGAAGAGACCACGACCTTTAATTTTATCACCACCAGTATATTCCTTCATTAAACCAATATTTATTCTTTCATTATCTCCAGGTTCTTCCAGATAGACGTAACGTTTTCCTTTACTTTCGACAACTTCTGGACTGACTGAATTACTGGCTCCTCTTTTACCAGTGAATAAAGTGATTGGAAATTTGCAACTATATTCACCTAATCCTTCTACTAATAATTGATTAACTTTTGATTTACCATTACCACCACTTCCTGTCCATAGATGGAAATTTTCATCAGCATTATGACCCTCCAGACATGATGATAACATTGAAAGCATATATTTTCGAAGATTAGCTTTTGGCTGCACTTTTTCAAGGAAATCAAGAACATCCGGGAGAAAAGGTAGGTTATCAGAATATGGAACATAATTAACCCCAGCACATAATGAAATATAATCATTTGGTCTTCCTTCTCTGAATTCCCCAGTCTTCAAATCCAAAACCCCATTCTTAAATAAAAACAAAAAATGATTTTCATCCAATTTCATCAAAAAATTTTTATCATAAAATAATCCCTTACATTCCTTCATCACATTATCTATAAAAGTAGTAGTTTTTAACTTTTTTGTAATGTCAAATAAAAGAAGAACTTTCGATTCCATCTGTTTTATTCTACTTTCAATCTCGAATTTCCTTTTTTTATCTGTTTCATTCCTTGACTCATCCTCTGCAATACTTATTTTTTCATTCAAATAGCTAATTAACTTTACATATTCGTCCACCAATTCATTACTAACTCTTGTTCGCAATCCTAATCCACTCTCATCTTCAACCCATCTATGCTTATCAAAGAAATACCATTTAAGTCCTTTTCCAGCGCAAACATAAAGATATTTGAACATACGGTACACAACTTTTGCAATATCAACATGGCACCCAGATAATGACTGTTCAATATATGTTCGAAGTTGTCCATTCTGGAATTCTTTATATTTTTCCGGATTATCCTTTTTTGCCCAATAATGAATTGTGGCTAAAGTTAATCCATCCGGTTTATCATCCATATAACTATTCCATTTTTTCTCACACGCCTTCGGTTCATATTTTTTTGATTGTTGTGAAAAATTATCCCATATACTTAATAGATCTTCATTATCTGGTTCAATTGAATGAAGAGCAAAACCAATATTAATCCATTCTTCATAGTTGTCTGCTCTTGAACTATCAAGAATATTAACTAACTCATAAATATCTTCAATATCTTCTTTGGTTAGTTGGGATGCTTTTTTTCTAGCTATTTTTTTTTGATTTTTTTTGAATGCATAATCGTCAATTTCGGAGATTCTTGTTTGTTTTAAAGGTGTTAATTCGGTTTTTCCACGAATACTTAAAAGAGCTGGTAACTCATAATCATTATATTTTTTTACATCAATACCATTCAAATTTTGATCATAAATATGAACTAATTTATACATTGCTACATTTGGTTTAGTACTACCATACATCATCCAACCATTTTTACTAATAACTGAGTTATCGATTGCATCGGAAATTGTATTTTTTGTTGGAATTGTTTTAAAATGACTTTCCAAAGCTTTGATGACATTTTCCCTAATAATATGTTGGACATATGGTTCACTTACTATAAATGGAAACATTATATGTATTCCATCTTTAATTTGGTTATTAAATTCATATGGTTCGGGGCGTTCAAAAATGAATGCTTGTAATAAATCGTTTCTTTTTCCCTCTGGCAATTCAAAAAAATCTAAAATTTGTTTTATATACTCCTTTACTATAATCTTCACAAATGATGCACTGAAAACCCTTTTTCGCATATCCATATCAAATCTCAAATCTATATCTATTATTATTGGTCCCATATCAGAATGTTGTTCAATTAAGCTAATTTCTGATTTTTCCTGCATTAATTTCGCATATAAACTATAAAACTTTATTAGGTTATTTCCTTCTATAAAAAATTTACCAGTGCACCAACCGATGCCAGTGTGGGATGCTTTCCCTTTTTTAATACGATATTCGTTGAGGAAATTTATAAAATGACGTTCATTTTCTGTATAAATATGTTTTTTATCTTCTAAAGTTTTTGGGGGTTCCATTTCTTTCTATAATAAAATAAAAAAACTTTAAATACAAAAAATTTCTAAAAAAATAATGTGAATTTTTGTAAAAATTGATAGTATAATTAGTTATTTATTCAGTAAATTAAAAAATAAAATGGAAGAAAGTAAGACAGTTGTTATGCCGATATGGCAGAGAAGGATTTTGAAGGATTTGGAGAGATTACAGAGTTGCAGTGATGATTTTAATGAAGATGGAATCTATTTTCATTATGATGAAAGTGATTTAAGCAAATTATTTGTGGTAATTACTGGTGCATCAAACACTCCATACGCAGATGTACCTTTTCTTTTTCTTTTTACTTTTCCGGCAAATTATCAACACATGCCTCCTGTTGTGAAATTTTGCACAGGGGATGGTAAGACAAGATTTAATCCCAATCTTTATATTGATGGAAAAGTTTGTCTTTCAATCCTTGGAACTTGGGCTGGTCCTGGATGGACTCCAGTTATGAACATTGTAACAGTGATTAAATCAATTCAAGCACTTGTTATGACTGATACACCTTTATTGAATGAACCAGGGTTGGAAAGTGCCAGTTCCGAAAGAATAAAATTATATAACATTGTTTTGGAATATCGATCTTTGATGGTTGGTTTGGTTGGTCAATTGAAGTCTTGTCCTGAGATTTTTATGCCTTTGTTGAGAAGAATCGAGGAGAGATTTAGGAGGGATTTTGGCCGGATAATGGAGAGGGTGGAGAAGAATTTGTTGCAAGATGGAAAGGAGATTTCTGATAGTTATTTTGGCAAATGGAGTATTGATTTTGGAGAAGTAAAGAGAGAATTACTTGACCTAGGAACAAAATTTGGTTTATCACCTTAAAAAAATACTCTGCAAAGTTATAATTTAAAAATATTATCATTTTTATTATAAAATGAGTTTGTTGGATAAAAAGAAGGTAACATTATTACCGAAAGTTCAGAAAAGAATTTTAAATGATGTAAGTGATTTGAATAAAAATATTGATGAATTGCACGAAAGTGGAATTTATTGGCATATTGATGAAAATGATATACAGAAGATATGGGTGGTGATTACTGGCCAGGATGGAACCCCATATGCGAATGCGCCATTTTTGTTTGAATTCACATTTTCGGATAATTATCCTTTGGTACCTCCATATTGTAAATTTTGTACGACTGATGGGAAGACGAGGTTTAATCCGAATTTGTACATTGATGGGAAGATCTGTTTATCGATATTGGGTACGTGGAGTGGGCCGAGTTGGGTTCCAGTGATGAATACGAAGACGATAATAATGTCGATTATAGCGTTGGTAATGACTGGGGAGCCGTTGAAAAATGAGCCTGGATGGGAGAATTCGAGTGTGAGTGATATAGAAGAATATAATGCGGTGGTGGAGTATAGGTCATTGAGGGTTGGGATATTGGAGACTTTAAGGAATTGTCCGACTGCATTTATGCCGATGTTGGGAAAAATAGAGGAACGGTTTAAGAGGGATTTTCAGAAGATTATGGAGAGGATAGAGGAAAATATTTTAAAATTTGATGGGAGAGAGATGAAGCCGCGTTATGGATCTCATTGGAGGTTAAATTATACTGATTTGCGAAATGATATGTTGGAATTAGGGAAAAAATATGGATTAGTTGTTCCGCCTAAAATTGAACAAGTTTTTGATGATGATGTTGAATTGGATATTGGAGTTGTTGAACAAGTGATAAAGAGACCGAAGAAATCGGCAGCTTTATTTGATTCTGGATATCAGGTTAATATGTTTGGGGTGATTTATGAGGTTAAAGAAAATAAGAATGGTAAAAAATTCTGGAGGAAGTTGAATTAGTTGTAAAAAAGTGATTTAAAAATAATGTCATATAATAGAAGGAGTAAATGGAATTTTGCCCGGAGTGTGAGAGTATTTTATATTATCAGGAGGAGGAAGGATCATTGATAAATTTTTGTAATAGATGTGGTTTTAAGGATAAATCGACGAAAACGTTAATTGCACAGAATTCTTATTCGAAGGGAGGTGTTGCTTCTTTTGGAAGTAGAAAGAATTATATTTACGATCATACATTTCCAAGAACTATGAAATATACTTGTCCAAATGATCAATGTGAGACGCATAAGAATTCTGATAAGAAAGAAGCGATATATTTTAATGAGAGTGATAGTATGAAGCATGTATTTATATGCAGGGTATGTCAGACGGAATGGAAATATTAGGAGAAAGATTTATAAATTGAATGTAAAAAAAGTGAAAATAAATAATTTAAAAAGATCTACACTACAATATAGAGATAATGTCGAATAATGATGATGCCGGAGTAAATGTTGAAGAAGCAGATATTGAAATTGAGGAATTGAATGATGTAGCGGTGAATAATTCAAATCAGATAAATGAGATAAAGGAGACTGATGAAGTAATTGGATTCAAGGAGACTTATTCTGACATGCAGGTTAAAAAGAGGAAAACGATTCCTGTTTTAACGAAATATGAGAAGACGAGGGTTGTTGGTAAGAGGGCAATGCAGATATCGAAGGGAGCGCCTCCTTTGGTGGATGTGGGTAATTTAGAGAGTCCAGTTGATATTGCTTTGAAGGAGTTAAGAGAGAGGAAGATACCGTATATTATACGGAGGCCTTTGCCGAATGGTACTTATGAGGATTGGCGGGTGGATGAATTACGTTTAACTTGAATTTTTTTATAAAAAATGATTAAAAATTTAGTAATTTTATGTAATAATAAATAGAATGCAGATTGGCACGAGTTATTCGGTTTTGACTGATAAAAAGACTAGTATAGCATTGCAAAGTGTTGGAAAGAGGATACATGATTTGCAGACTTTTCCGGTTAACTTAAATAGATTTATACCGTTAAAGATCGGAAAGACTATATATGAATTATTTAACAATGGTATGAATCCATTTTATATGGGAAGGGTGATGGAGGATAGTTTGTTACTATTTCCGGAGGATTTTAAGGAAACTTTTAATATTATTTTTGGGGGAAAGCCTAAAAATAATCAAACAGTTAATGAGTATTTATCATATGTTCCAGCACATATAACGACAATACCTATTTCAGAGAAAGTACCAAGGTTTTTTTTAGGAAGAAAAAATACAGGTGGGAAAGATATTCGAATTGTAGTTCCTACATTCGTTCAAAATATTTACAATCACCTTGATGTATTTGATTTATCTAAACTTGAGAAAACGCCGCCGATCGTTATTATGAATAAGGTGGTTTTATCGGTTGTAGAGAGAACTGGTTTTTGTACGATTAAGAGGGTAGGAAGAATTACTCATCTTGATTTTGAGGGATATAAATGGTTTGAATTAATATTATTTGGTGGATATCAAATTGATCCTGAATTAATTGATTTACCTAAAAATACGACTATTTTTTGTTTTGATTTACCATTAGATCAGAAGGAGGTGCAGGAAAGTAGAATTTTGGGAGAAATATATGAAAATCAGTATCAGGAGTTTGTTTTGCTGAAAGATAGAATTTCTTTTTTAAAATTAGGAAGATCTTTCATCAAGAAAGGCGAATCATCATTTCAGCATATTGTGAATCAAGTTTTAAACTTTAAGTTAGTTTGTGTGAGTGTTTTTATACCTACGAGCACCAAACTAGTTATTTTCGAAGTTATGCAGAATCTAGTTAACTTCATTTCAAAAAATCCAGTTATTAGCATACCGATTGATAAAAAATGTCAGAAAGAAAACATAAAACAAATAGAGGAGAATGCTATGAAACTTTTGGAGGAGGAGGAGAGGGAAAGGATAGAGAGAACTGAATTAGATAAAATAAAATTAGAGAAGGAATTAGAAAGAATGCGCATTTACGAAGAAAACCAAAAAATAGAAAAAATAAAAGCGATTTCCTATACCATTGCAAAAGAAGCCAAAGAACTTGTAATAAAAAAGAAATTAAATATTAAAAATGCTGAAATAAAAGCTGCACGTGAATTTATGGAAGATTTGATGTTTGAAGTTGTTGAGGAATTTGTTGAGGAGATAGTGTGTGAATGGGAAATAGAGGTATTAGATGAAGATTCTTATGAATTAGGGATTCCATCACCGAATTGTTCTTCTCCAATTTTGAACATGTTTGCCCATCTTTTCGATAAAAATTCACGAATTGGATATTATTATAAATTTAAATTTAACATAAATTTTATGTTAAATTTTTTGTTTTTGTTTTTGTTGTTTTTTAGCTAACTGACTTTTTTACATTTTTTCTTTTTACACCCTTGAAGATTTAAAACCGCACTGGGTGTAATGTTGAATTTCACAACTTGCTACACTTATCTCCTTTCGGGTATCGTGAGCATTTATGCGTTTCAAATATCGGTTCCTTCAATCTTGTTTGGAAATTCTTACTCCCTAAGGAATTGTAAGACAAACAGGGAACTTATAATATTTGCTACTCATTTATTAGAAATGAGTAAATAGTTTTTAACATCTCCGTTTCTTTATAGAAGCGATTAGAAACATCCTCAATGGAAGTATTAGATACTATTAAACTATACTTACTTTACATTGTAAAGTTTTATTTAAGTTATTTTTCTAAAATATAAAAAGGTGCCATTTTAAATCTTCAAGGGTGTAAAGTTAGCATTTTATAAATACATTTTTGATGTATTTTAAGCGGTGAAGTGACGAGAAAGAGCCTTCATCAAAGTGTTGTAATAGCAGTTCTCCTCCTGAGTAACCTTACCCTTCTTGTCCTTCACAGCGCAAAGTTCAGGAAAGAGGGTCTGCAAAGTAGCATCCATATTGATCTTACGCTTGTTGGCCTCATCCTGAAGCTTATGCTGACGAATGTAAGAAGTAACCAACTTCAAAGCCTGCTTACGAGAAACAAGCAAATGGTCAGAATCATAAGTCAAATTATCAACAATGGGCTGACCATCATTATCAGTCAAAGTCTTGTTGTTCTCAAAGAAGGAACGCATCTCAGCAGTATAAACTGGCTTGAGCTGTTGGAGACCCTTGTTTCCATTAGAAGCACGGTTCTCACGACTCTTACGACTCTTCTTATCAAGACGCTTGACATCACGCTCAAGACGCTTGATGTTAGAAGCCAAAGAACGGTTACCCTTAATCAAATTCTGAAGAATAGTCTGACACTGACGAGCCATCTCAATCAAATTCTGAGCTTCAGTCTGAAGAGGGGAAGAATCATCATCCTTCGACTCAACAGCATCAACAACAGGCTCAACGGGCTTAGGAGCCTCAACAGGAGCAACAGTCTCCTTTGCCTCCTTCTTGGCAGGCTTGGCAGGGGCTGCGGAAGCAGCAGGGGCGGCAGTAGTAGCGGCAGGGGTGGAAGTAGTCTTCTTCATTGCTGTAGCAGTAGCAGGCATATTTATTAATATCTAAATTATTTTAAATTCAAGATTTTTACGAACTAACTTAATTAATTGTAATTTTTTATGATTTTTCAGGACTTAAATAAATAAGTCGTAAAAGAAAAAATAGAGTCCTAAAGGATTTAACTTTTTTGAAAATGCGTTTAAAAAGATGTAGAATTGGTGGGAAAATAATTTGTTCTAAAGAATATATTTAACAAAGAAAAAATCGTCTCCTAAAAGACTTACTGCTGAAAAAACTTTTCATATTTTTTTCATGAAATCAACCAAATTTGCTCATTTTTTCAAAAAATTATTCTGAAAAATCCCATACTACTTAAAGAAATCTAACTTTTTAAGGGTAAGAAAAAAAAATTGATTTATTTTTTGACAGATATTTTGGTGAATAACTTTGATTAGATGGCTCGCAAAACATCCGCTACCGTTACAACCCCCGTTATTAAGACTGAGAAGGCTGAAAAAGCCGAGAAGTCAACTAAGGCTGAAGAAGCCGAGGAAGTCGCTTCGACAAAGAAGAAGGACACCAAGAAACCTGTTGCTGCTAAGGCAGAACTAGTTGAGGAGGAACCTGAGGTTATTGAGGCTGGAGAAGCCGAGGAGAACGCCGATGAAAACCCTGAGCAGAACCTTGATGCAATGTTGAAGAAGAACATTACTGATACACAGGTTTTGGTTAAGGCTATTCAGAAGGTTCACAATGAGGCCAAGAGGAATTACAGATTGTATCTTAATGAGCGCAAACGATATGAGAAGATCATTACTAAGAAGGCTGCTAAAGGCCAGAAGAAAAAGCGCACTGGATCGAAGGGTCTTGATAAAATGTTGCCTATTCAAACAGCTGATTTTCAAACCTTTGTGGAGAAGAATTATCAGCAGTTGAATGATCCTGATGGAAACCAGATTATTACTGAACTTGTGTATGACACAGATGCCAACAATACGCTTATGATTAGTCGAAAGTTGGCTCTTAAGATTATCAACTCCTATGTGAGATTGCACAATCTTCAGAATGCTGATGATAAGAAGAAGATTAAGATGGACAAGACTTTGTCGAAGTTATTTCCTGAGTTTGCGGAGAAGAAAGAGGGTGGCAAAGTTGTGCAGGAAGAATCCTTTGGATTCACCACCATTATGAAGGCCTTGAGTAAACACTTAAAGGCCAACAAAGGTGAAGCTGCCTGAGCATAACAATCAAATTTAATACATATGAGTATATTTACCACATATGAAATCATAAAAAAACAACAACAAGATTATTTTTTACATAGTAAAAAATAATTATTTTATAAATTTATTTTTGACAATTTGTCTATATCTTTTTTGGCTTTCCTTATCAAATTTTCTTATAATTGTTTTAGTATCTTTTAGTTTGGAATAATAATTCAGGTCGTATTTGGTAATTTCCAGATCAACATAATTCAAATCTTTCAAAATTTCCTTCATATATTCTTGTTCTAATGATTTTTCATCATCAAATTTTTCACGATTTTTATCCACTCCCACAAAATCAAATTGATAAACAAGTATATCTGTAATATCTCCTTTTTTTAAGTTTTGCAATGTACAGGAATATGGTACTTTTCCAGCAATTGTGAATGTTTTAACAAATTTCAATCGACTACTTCTTGGTAGTAATATCTCATATTCGGATATTGTTACTGATTCCTTGCGATCTCCCAATTGCTTCAAAAAATGAAAACCCGTTAAATTACTATCCAAATACAACACCCGCTGACTCTTCGGTATCTTTATCTTAAATAAACAACATTTAGCTTCAACTTTGTTTGTGAACTGGGATGAAATAAAATCCATTGCCGTATAATTTGTCAATGATGTTGATAAATAATTTTCAAAAATAATTTCGTCTCCTTTTTCCAATTTTCTCAATTTTTCCATTAATTTTTGTTCCATATATGGATCCAAAAAATTCATTCCTCGATAAACCCAAGAAGTCTCATCCAAAGTTGGGGCTTTCATAAATAAATCATCGAGGACAGTTATACTTTTAATTATTTTATAAAAGCCATAGTAGACATTGTTAATAATACCTTTTTTGAGATCATCTTTATCTATTTTTTTTTTATCAGCAAAAATAGAATCAATTACAACAAACAAATTTTTCCTGAAATGCTCAAAAAAAGATTTACGATTATATAAAAATTCATTTATATCAATATACCCCAACAACTTGTAATCACTTAATATGTACAAAGCATATTTATCCTGCTTTTTGTAAAAATTATCATATTTTATTTTCAGGTCCTGGGATTTCCAAAAAATATCTTGTTTATATTGATCAACTAAATTGGTTAATTCCAAAATTGAATTTGGTATTTTTTTGGTATTTATATTAACCATTAATTAATATAAACATTTTTATTTGAGACAACAAGGATTTTTTCTACATAAAGGACACGAATATGTTTTCGATCGAAAAAACCACTCATCCACACACTTTTTATGAAAAAAATGCCCACAATGCTGCAATTCCCTAAAATACTCATTTTCTTTAAATGAATCCTGGCAAATTGAACAAGTCTTACTCCTCAATTTCTCATTATCTTTACCCACCTTCAAATACTTCGGCAAATGGAATGTAAAATCCTTTTTTGTATATACCTGCTTCCGATTACTCCCTAAATCTATAACTGCTGACGTAAAATTCGCATCATCATTTATAATTATTAATTTATCATACTTATTCATACCCCGTATTTTTTTAACTACATCCTCATATGAATTAACCCCCAATTCATAACTATGGAAAAAATCCATCTAATAATAATATATGTTCATTTTGTTTTAAACTAAAATAAAAATTATTAATTTTTATTTTTTTTTGTTTTGTTTTTTATAATTCATATGTGGTAAAATAATTTCATATCTCACTCAAAAACTCACTTCCTTGTAACAGTCTTCGGCTTCTGCTTACTAGCAGTCGCCGCTACAGCAGTTGGAGCCTTCTTCACATTCTTCGCAGGTGCAGGCGGTTCATCATCTTCATCCTCAACATCTTCCGCATCAACAACATCATCGCTGTTTTCCGCAGATTGAGCTTCCGCTTCAGCCTTGTCAGCCGCAACTTCCTCAACATCATCCTCCTCATCATCACCCTTCACACTCGACGTAGCCTTCTCTGCAGAAATCTTCGTCGCAACTGCTCCAGTACGATCATTAAAAGCATAAGTAGTCGGCTTGCCTCCTGCACGTTTCGGCACCAAAAGCTGCTGAACTGTATAAGACAACCCAAAACGATTATTAATAAACCAAGGCCTCATCGAAATCAACGCCTTTACCTTCGATCCTTTCGGAACCAATTTAATCACCTGTTCCATCGTCTCAATTTCAACTTCCTCAGTCTCAGAATGATAAAACAAAAGATTTGGTGAAGGATCCGATGAACTCTTCCTCTGAACCTTCAAAGCAATACGCGGATCATAATCACCCTCTGCCTTCACGCCAGCAGAAAACATCATACGTAACATATCCTTGTTCGCTGGCTTCTTCTTAAAAATAACTCCTCCATTCTCAAAAACAAAATCATTAAATTTATCCTCCAAAGCCAACAAATTCTTCACAAACTCACAATCCGGAGCCAAAGAAATGTTCAAAGAATAATTATCAGTCTTCTCTCCATCAAATGATGAAACACCAAATGGAGCACGGCCCCACTCAGTCTCCACAAAAAACGGAGCACCATTGTAAAGAATCAAACATCTTAACTTATCATCCTTCTTCTTAGGCTCAGTAAAAGAAACCTTAGAAATGTCAAAATCAGCCGGGCTGACAATCTGAATATCAATCTCGCTCATTGCGTTCTCACTAGAATGACTAACCATATTTTAGTAATATAATAAATCAATTTTTTTTTAAACCCGAGTTTTTTAGGAACTCTCCCCCTGAAAATTCAATATTTAGAAGAAATAAAAATTGATTTTTTCTAACTTAAAAATTAATCCCTTTTTAATAGATAAATGGAAACTATCTTATACACCAACACCCTATGTATGTCAATAAGATCCAAAGGGAGTACACAACAGTGCTCACACATACCAAAAATTGGTTCCGAATACTGTGGTATTCACCAAAAAGCCAAAAATATTATTCGTATTGACTCCATACCAGGAGCTCAAAATGTTAATAACATTGGAAATATCATCCCAATTAACGATAATATCAACACTACTTCTAACGAGAATATAATAGTTGATATTAGTGAAATGGATAATGTACGAAAACAATGTGAAAAATATAACATCATTTTTGATGCAAAAAACTATCAAAGATCTCAACAAATGGTTAAAATTTTTCTTAAGGAATTAGACGAAAAATACGGTAAATTTCAGAAAAGTATTGTTAAAATACAAAGTATTTTTCGTCGATGGAATATATATAGGCGTAATAAGTCAAATAATAAGGAAGATTGTGGGACATTAGAATCAATTTATGATATTCCGGTGGAATATTATTTTGATTATTTGGATAATGATGGTTTTACGTATGGATTTGATTTGAGGACATTAATTATGTTAAAAAATGTGAATCCCTATAATCAGAAGAAATTTCCAATTACTGAGAAATTTTCCCGAAAATTAGACGTAAAACTTAATTTTATCAAAAAACTTGACAAAAATACCAAACATGACTCCCCAAAATTAACCGAAGAACAAAAATTCACCCAATTCCTCATCCGAGTTTTTCAAAAAATGGATATGATCGGACAATATACCGATATCGCCTGGTTTGAAGAACTCTCCATCGATCAACTCAAAAATTTCTATAAAAATGCCTACGATATGTTCGACTACCGCGCTCAACTTTCCTCTGACATCCGCAAAAAGATCGTCAAAAACGGAAAAATATTCGCAAATATTGTAAATGAAGTCGGACTATTCCGTCCAAGGCACAAAAGAATTCTTCAAATAGAAATTCTCAAAGAAATCGAACGAATTATCGACGAAGGTGAAGATAAAGAATTCAAAACATTAGGTGTAAATCTAGTCCTGACAGTGTTAGTCGAAATCAGCTCAAACGCTGCCCTCGCTCTTCCACACCTCGTTCAATCCAGCTTCGGATATTAAAATTGCAAATCTTCCAAAAAATATGCAATATAATTATAATTTTTTTACAAATCTTATTGTGTAAAAATTACTAAATATATTACCATTTATTAATTATCGATGCAAATTTTACAATTTAATTTACTAAAATTGGTATTATTTCTTCATGGAAGTCATTTCCAACATCTAACCAAAATTTCAACAAAAATAAAAAAGATTTTGCATCGCTTCCCGAAAATATCATTTTTTATAAAGTATTTTTAATCAATATTTACTGATTAAAATAAAATATTTTTGAAATTTCTTTATTGTTAAATATGCAATTTTATAATTTTATTTTTATAGAAAATTGGTATTATTTCTTCATGGAAGTCATTTCCCACCTATAACCAAAATTACCAAAAAAATAAAAAAGATTTTGCATCGCTTCCCGAAAATGCCCTAAAAAATATAAATTTTTATATCAATAAGGTTTGATATAAAATCAAAATACTAGAAATATTCTTATTGTAGATTATGCAATTTTAGTCGGCATAGATGACGCCGGCGATGCCACCTTCGATTCTTAGAACATTATAATTTGTTGCATAAATATTCAACTGAGTATTCTTCTGTATCACACAATCATTCAATCGCAACTCCAAACTAGCATTATCCAACCGACTAAAATTACAAGTACCAGTTGGCTGGTGCTGTTCTGGCTTAAATCCAAATGAATAAATGTAAATAAAATTTCTCGGAACCCTCGTATGATACTGATAAGGCTGTACCACCCGAAAATAAAATGGCTCCCTACCCCTAAAACGATCATTTCCCTCAAATAATATCTTCGCATAATCAATCGTATCACCTGGGATCGGCTCCCCATTACTAAAATCAAAATACTCATAACTCTTATTCGGACCAACCTGATAAATCCTATCAGTCTGCAATACCCATATCAATTCCTTTACTGGATGATTAAAGTCCATTGGAATAACCAAATTCTTTTCATCAACACCGACTGTATTTACCTGCAACTGTTCTATCAAATATTCCAAATTACAAGATGCAAATTTTTGTCTTTCCTCATTCTCCAAATATATATAATCTATCCACAAACTTGTCTCCAAAATAGATTTACCTTCCACAATACTACTATCCGGACCCCCCAAACCCGGTGGCAATCCATTACTACTCACCCACAACTCATTAAAATCTCGAAATGCAACAACTATTCTTACCTGACTATACTGCAAGGCCACCAATGGCAATGCCAACCCAACATTTCTATTAAACCAAAATTGCAATGGAACATACAAATTCAAGGGACCTGGCTGGGAATCCGTATTAAAATTCAACTGCTTTCCAACCATCAAATTATACGCATACTCTTTATCGACTGTTACGGTCAATTCACTCCATATCTCTAACCATTGACCATATTGACGATCAATTATGTTGCCACCAATTTCAACATCAATATGCTGAATAATTGCGTGACCAATTGCATTTACCCAACTGACGGTATAATTTGGGTTTTTCTCTGGTTCTACATTTAAATTGGGCAATCTAATATTAAGAAAAATTTGGTAAATAAGATCGGCATTAGGGGAGATATCGCAATATACCTTACTCCCGAAATTGGCATCTCCATGAAATAATTGCTGTATACTTTCAATTGCAAAATTAGTACTACGCTTGTATATAGCTACGAAAAAAGTAATTTGTGGATTTCCTGTTAAATATACGTTCTGTGGTCCATAGGCTGCTAATTGTAATAATCCTCCTGGCATAATTATTAAAATAAAATTTTTTTAATATAAAAAAATTCCTATTATTACTAAAAATGATAAATGAACATCAAATCGCTCAAATTGTGAATATCACCGCCCAACTCCTCGAAGAAAAAGATATTCACTCCAAATTCAACATCGTCGGCGATAAAACTATTTATGCCAAAGAAGGCCTATATGTCGGTGATTTCAACCCTTCCTACGACTTCTTCATCAAAGGACGCGGATGCATCACCGGCGATCTCATCGTCAAAGGAAATCTTTTCTACGAAACCACCGGCAACAACATCCAACAAAGCTTCTCCGATGTCTTCACCAAAATGCACCGTCCAGCAGGTTTTCGGGTCCGTTCCGACGATAATGTCCGCGGATTTATGTGGGATCAACAAGAAGATGAATTTGTTTTCGCCGATGAACAATATTTTGTCAACGTCCGTCCAAGACAACCCATTTTTCTTCAAAATATTCGCCTAAAAAATGCCAATATTAGCAATACTTATACCAAAAATTTATTAGTTGATTCCTCTATTATAGCCACTAATACTAATAATAATTTATCGATGGATTCAAATTTATTATTGAAAGGAAATATGCGCATCGATGGATATATTTATTCAGCACAGGATACTGTAAATATTAAATCACAATTAATCGTAAAGACGACAAAAATTGAGGGAAGTTTATTTGTGGAAAATGTTGTAGAAGTGCAGAATAATTTGAATTGTCGTGAATTGCGGACCAATAATGTGGAATGTAGTGATTTGATGGGAAATAATATTGTTTTGGAAGGGGAGTTAAAAGTGAATCAGGGGATGGAATTGAATGGATATTTTCAGGCCAAAAAGGGTGGAGAATTTAAACAAGGACTGGAAGTAGGTGGAAATATTTTTGTCGGCAAATCTCTTATTTTTACTGGACAAGACAGTGGAATTGCATTCACTAATCTGTCCCATATAGAAAATGCAAGTGTTTCATTCATAAATGGCAAAAAAGTTGATCAACACGGTGATATTTTAACAACTGAAGGACAACAAGAATTGTCAAATAAAAATCTGGGCACAAACTTAGATGCCAAATTTTTTAAAATTAAAAATATAGATAATCCAGAAGATAATTATGATGTTATTAATAAGAAATATGTGGATCAATTTGTAATGGGAGGACATCTATTGGAACCTGTAAGATTAGCTACTAATAATAAATTGGAAGGGGTATTTATGGGATCATCTTATCAGATAATATCAAAGAAGATGGAGACATTGATGGTTGAAAATGTTGAGACGAATATTGGTGATCGTATTTTGGTTAAAAATCAAGAAAATGCAGCAGAAAATGGAATTTATGTGGTGATTTCCCGTGGACATAAAAATCAACAGTGGATATTGCAATTGGCAGAGGATTGTGGGGAAATAATAAGGAATCGTCCGAGGATAACACCATTAGTTTTGGTGAGATATGGGGAGGAGAATGGGAGGAGGTTATTTGGGATGAATTATATGAATTCGACAATCTGGGAGTTTATGGCACAGGAGGATTTTTTAAAAAGAATATGGGAACCAATGGAAAAAATAATTTCTGAAAATAAAGAAATTAAAGATCGACTCAAGAAATTAGAAGAAAGATTAAACACCGGCATTCCTAGTTATAAAAGTTCTTAAGGCTGGAACACTCGCATAAACACCAGGATATCCCTGTTGAGCACATCCAAAACCCCAACTTGTAATGCCAACTTGATAAAGAGTACCATTCGAATTTACTATTAATGGGCCACCGGAATCTCCAAAACAGGAATCTCTGTTAGTGCTTGGATTAAGAACATCTTGGAATGCAGCTAGAATCATTTTATCAGTTATTAATTTTTTTGGATAGATATTATTAACGGATCTCTTCTTACTTACAATTGGTGTCAACGCATTTCTCAAAAAATTAGAAACATCACCATTCTCAGTTTCTCCATATCCAATTACAAATGTTTGGGTACCTGGGACAATTAAACTATTGCCAATTGATGAACTTGGAATACTAATAGGAGCAACTGATGGTGCTGCAGTTAAACGCAAAAGTGCAATATCATAGTTCTCGCTTCTTGATGGATTATACTTTGAATTAACAATAACCCGACTAACTGAATAATTTACACCAGGATCAGTTAAATTTGGTTTTTGAAAAGCAACTGTAATTCTACTTGGATTAATACGATAAACGCAATGTGCAGCTGTTAAAACAGATAAATATGGTCCACCAATATAAGTACATCCACAATAAAATTGCCCATCAACGTATAGAACGCCGAAATATGGATAATCACTGGCATTGACAATTGTTCCGTTAATGATACGGAGTGATTGGGTATCAATATTTCTTTTTTTTCTGCAGTTAAAACAATTTTTGTTTTTATTTTTGTTTTTATTTTTACGCAACCTAAACTTTCTCATAATTTAAGAAATATTATATTCCAGCAGTTTTTGAAATAAAATCACGAACACTACTAACATTTGTATATACCCCTGGATATCCAGATGTGCCGCATCTACTCATGCCCCAACTAACTAAACCAACTAAATATCTTGTTCCATTAAAATTTCCTATTAATGGTCCTCCGGAATCACCCCGACAAGAATCTTTATTATCATCTGGATTATTAATATCAACTTCATTTGTTGCAAGAATCATTCGATTTTTTAATAAATTCGGTGACCATTTATTATATATTGAAGGAGCATTACTTATTATTGATAAATTGGCTATTCGTAATAATTCCGAAATATCCTTATCTCTTTTTACTCCCCCCCTCGCTAAATATGTCTCTCCATACCCCAAAACACTCACTGGAGTTCCAGGATTTGTCAAAACCTTACCAATATTTATAGGAGGAACAGCTAAAGGAGTAACAATTGGATTTGGTGCAGAACTTAAATATAATATGGCAATATCATAATCTATCGTTTTTGGATTGTATCTAGGATGAACAATTACCCTTCTAACCGCATAATTTAATCCAGGTGATGACATACCAGGCTGCATAAAACTTACCGAGAACAATTTTTGATTCCTTCGATGAACACAATGTGCAGCAGTTATGACCGCATTCATTCGACCTCCAATGAAAGAACATCCACAAGTGAATGAATTATTGAAGTAAAGAATACCGAAAAATGGAAAATTACGGTAATCTACAACATCACCATTAACTATTCTAGGAATTTCATTTTCCGACATAATTGGTGCAATGAATTCACCTTCTGGTTTCCTACGATTTGTAGAAATACAAGATTTATGACAACATCTACAACAACATTTTTTCTGACAACGCTTCCTCATAAATATCTAAAATATTTTTTTTCATAACTTAAAAGTTATTTACCAATATATCAATAAAATGACAGAAAAAGAAACTATTTCATTTTTACGAGTAATTGGACGCAAAGTAGATGAAGCAGATTTAAAACTTAAAAAATTAGAAGATCTTGTAAAGGCTGATCCTAGATTAGGAATTATCTTAAAAGGGCCAATCTTTTATGAAGGTCATATTTATCCTACTGATAACGGCATTTCTAACATCGGGTCTCCAAATAATTTCATTAATAATATTTATTTATCTGGTAAAATTATTTATCCGGATGCCCTAGATTTTGGTGTGAACAATGATTTTTGCATTGACAAAATGGGAAAAATCGGTTTTCATTGCAACCAAAAATTAGACGGAGTAACAATTAAAGGTTTACCAAATTTTACTATTCAGAATGCTACATATTTGGGAGAGAATACACTATTTTTTCAGATAAGTAGTGGAACAATGGAGGATTTTATTACGCTGCAAGATTTGGCATTAATAAATAATATTCCTTATCAAGTAATAAGAGTATCCAGAGATAAAATTACAATAGAATCATTAAATGGCGGAAAACCACATATGGAAATTAATGAGAAGTATGATTTAACTGTCTACAATAATTTAATGGGTGTTAAAACTAATAGAGATGAAGATGTTTTAAAAATAAATGCATTCGGTGATATTTTTTATAAAACTATGCAAAAAAATGCAGATTTAAATATAAATGGCTCTGCATATTTCAATCAAAATGTTTTTATTCGTGCATTAGATGTTGGACATTTAACAATAGAAAATCAAGAGGCGCCATTAGTAACAAATTTAAATGCGGAATTTTTGTGTGGAAAGAAAGGGCCATTAAATGGAGATTTGGTTTCTACAAAAGATAAACAACAATTATGGAATAAGAGTTTTGGGGATGAGTTGGTAATGAACTACAACCGCATTATGGATTTGGGAGATCCATTGTACGATATGGATGCTACTACAAAGAGATATGTGGATCGTTATATTTCGGGAATAAAGGTGAATAAATCGGTGAAATGCGCATCGATTGTTCCATTAGATGCGGATTATGAGAGAAGTGAGATGAAATTGCATTTAAGAATAAATGAAAATTTGCAATCGAATACATTAATTTCGGCATTCGATGGAGTTGAATTACACGTTAATGAAAGAGTTTTGATAATGAATCAAATTGATGGAAAATATAATGGAATTTATTTGGTGGTGTCTGATGGAATAGAAAGTGGGAGAGTAGTTCTTCAAAGAACTGCCGATTTTAGTCCGAAAAAGGTGGTGGAGGATTTAAAAGCATATTATGTTTTTATAGAAAATGGTAGTCAATTTGGGAATACTGGAGTTTGTTTCGATTATAGTCCAGAATTTTCTTGGGATGATTCACAAATTCGATTTAATGTTTTTTCCCGTGCAGAGAGCTATGGAGTTGGATTGGGAATTAAAAAGACACGAAATAATTTTTCAATCAACACTGGAGAAATTTTTGATCTAGAATCCGGTAAACTTGAAATCAAAAAAGAATCTATTTCCAACAGTCTTCTCCAAAACAATACTATAACTTTGATCGGAGAAGGAGGAATTGATTTGGATAAATCAGTCCTGAAATTAGGAGAAAGTATGAAAATTGGATTGAAAGTTGACAGGAAACAATTTCATTTTGGGAAGAATGGGGAACTACAGATAAAAAATATTGGCAAAGAGAATGATATTCGAACAGGTATGGAGGAATTGAATGTGACGAAGAATGTATCGGCGGTTGGAAGTTTGCAGAGTGTTTATCAGTTATTTCCTCCAAATCGTTTTGAAGTAGAATTCCAATACAGTGAGGATTTTTTTACGAAAGAAAAGGATAAAGTCGTCCAATATTATATCTGCAGTTTAAATTCCGATGGAAAAGAAACAAATTATAAAACCTCCGATGAAATCCATTTTTCTGATGATGTTAAAAGTGTTTTCGCCAACTTAGATTGGGATGGCGTCAATGGAGCCGATGGATATATCATTTATCGCCGCATTAATACCAGCTTTTCCTACGTAAAATTAGCCTCAGTTGAATTATCAATGTTGGATATTTTAGTTCCACGAAATTTTACCAAAATTGATTGGAAGAATTGCAGTGAACCCGAAAATATTAATCGGACCGTATTGGTGGTGAATAAATTTTCGACATTAGGGGAGAATTATATTACGGGGGGAGGGTTAGGGATTGGAATAGTAAATCCGCAGAGTGCATTGCACATTGTGTCAAATGATGTTAATAGTGATGGAACGCCATTGATAGTGGAGATGGGGGAGAATAGGAAGGGTGATATGTTGAGGATGGTTAGGAGGGGATTATCGTTAAATGGGGGTGTGAAGATATCTGGGGAGTGTGCGGAGGGAAAATCCTTAATTGAAATGGGAAAGAATATTAAAATATTGGCGGATGACGAGGGAGTATGTTTTTTGGGAAGGAAGACCACTATGAATGACGAGGATATAAATGAGAAATTAGGATCAGATACATTCACTGTCCAGGCGACTGATGGAGGAATATATACTGTGGGAGAGTTGATGATTGGGGAAGGGAAGGCAATCGGAAGTTTTAATAATCGATTGGGTAATCACGCCGGTATAATAAGGACTGGATGTATTAGTAATAGTATTGGCAATCAGGTATCTTTTGCGTGGGAGGGAGAAGAGTTGAAAGCGATTCCATTTAA